GTATTCAAGCAGACTTAGATGCGGCTGAACCAGAAGCACCAGCAACTGAACCAGGTGCAGAACCAGGAGCAGACACTCCACCAGACGCAGGCACTACAACTCCAGGGGCCTAAACATAAATATCATTATGATACTACGTGAATTATTTTATTTCGACAAAATTTCCACTGAATCAGGTGAACAAAAGGAATACGATCCTACATCTGATCAAGGTATTATGGGTGTAAGTGATACACGTAAAACACGCCTATCACTAAAACAGATCAACAAAGCACGTAAAGCCGGTGAGTTCCACAAAGATGAGCAACAAAAAGAGTTGACTTTTGTGAGAGATATGTACGGCGCCGCTAATCAACCAGAGGTATAATAGATGTCCGTGGCATTTGTACTGGGCAATGGTCTCAGTCGTAAGCCTATACCATTGGAACCTCTTAAACAACACGGCAAAGTGTATGCCTGCAATGCCGTATATAGAACATTCACACCAGATTACCTTGTGGCAGTAGATGCCAAGATGATTAATGAGATATGCACTGCTGATGCTCATAGGAAAATGCCGGTTTGGACCAATCCAAATAGAGCATATAAAAAGTGGAATGGCTTAAACTTCTTTGAACCTAGTCTAGGTTGGTCATCTGGACCCACAGCACTCTATCTAGCCTCACAAAAAGAGCATCAATTGATATACATCTTGGGTTTTGACTTCATAGGTAACCAAGATGGCAAACTAAACAACATATATGGTGACACACCGAACTACAAAAAGAACACAGACGTGGCAACCTATCATGGCAACTGGAACAGACAAACTTCTATCATACTTCAGAAGAATGGTTTAAAGAGATTTGTGAGAGTCGTACCTGAAGGAACACACGTGTTTGAAGCAAAAGACTTAAAGAAGTATACAAATTACAGTGAAATCACCGTGCAAGAGTTCAAAAGACGCTATCACCTGTAAAATCGACGTTTAAAACACTCTCTAACGGCCCGTTATCTGCCGTTTTTACCGACAATAATGTAAATAATAAGGACAGTCTTATCAAAAACAGTTAATAGGAGAAAAACAATGTCAGATAAAAGTAAATTCGAGCAAATGCTTGAAAAATTGATCGCTGACGACAAATCAGCGGCAGAAGAGATTTTCCACAATATCGTTGTAGAAAAATCAAGATCAATCTATGAAGGTCTTTTAGAAGATGATATCAAAGATATCGAAGTCGAAGAGAAATCTGAAGACAAAGCAGAAGACAAAGTAGAAGAAAAAACAGAAGATAAAGCAGAAGACAAAGAAGAAGCAACTACAGAAGCGTCTAAAGAAGATAAAAAAGAAGACGATAAAGTAGAAGAGAAGGCTTCTGATGAGTCTAAAGAAGATGAAGCAGTTGAAGAAGCATCTAAAGACGAAGAAACTAAAGAAGAAGAGTCTAAAGATGAAGAAGCAACTGATGAATCTCTTATAGATGCTGAAAATTCCGAAGTAGCGGCAGTTGAAGCACCAGGTGGCGATGCAACAGACGACATGATGGGCGACATAGCGGCAGATAACGGTGAAGAAAATGGCGACGACAATGGCGATGACAAAGGCGATGACGCTGAAGAAATCGAAGACAGAGTTGTTGACCTAGAAGATGCAATTGATGACCTTAAAGCAGAATTTGAAAAAATGATGTCTGACAAGGGCGAAGGCGACGACGACGCAGAAGACAACGGCGAAGAAGAAGCAATCGTAAGTCAAGATGCAGAGGGAGAAGTAGAAGTTGCTCCCGAACTTGCTCCTGAGGAAGTGATCCCAGCAGTAGAGGCAAAAGACAACGCACCTAAAACAGCGACAGAAGAAATCAGAGAATATGTGAACAAAGTAAGTGTATCACACACTGACGGTTCAGATAGTTCTGCTTCTCCAGTTGCTAAATCAGGTGGTTCTGACGCGAAAGCAGACGGCAAAAATCTTGTACAAGGTGGTGAAGAAAAAGGTGGTAAAGCACCTGCACCTAAAGAAGACAATGCTGGAAATGTTAACACGCCAGGCTCTAATGCAGGAAGTAAACAATCAGCGGCAAAGGCTAATACAGCAGATGGAACTGACGGTTCCGCTAAAAAATCTGCGATTGGCAGTTAATAATTGATTTAGGAAAAACGGATGTTACAACTACGTGAGACACTGACTTTTGACCAAGCGGGAATAGTCGTTGAGACCAAGGATGAAAACAACGGTAAAAGCCTTTATATGAAAGGCATCTGCATTCAGGGAGGTGTGAAAAACGCCAACCAGAGAGTGTATCCTGTTAACGAAATCCAAAGGGCTGTCAGTACGCTCAACGATCAAATCAAAGGCGGGTACTCAGTGCTCGGCGAAGTAGACCATCCAGAAGGACTAAACATCAATTTGGATCGTGTATCACACATGGTTAATGAAATGTGGATGGACGGACCTAACGGTTACGGAAAAATGAAAGTTTTACCAACTCCTATGGGAACACTAGTGAAAACAATGCTGGAAAGCGGAGTCAAACTAGGAGTTTCCAGTAGGGGTTCAGGTAATGTATCAGAAGACGGTTCCGGAAACGTATCAGATTTTGAAATTATCACCATCGACATAGTTGCTCAACCATCGGCGCCAGGAGCATATCCAACGCCAATTTACGAGCATCTTATGAATACAAAAGGTGGTCTGAAGGCATTTAACACAGCAAGGGACACAAAGGCAGAAAAATACTTAAAAGAACAACTAATAAACATAATTGGAAAACTCCAATCTAAATAGGAGAAACTAAATGTTAGAAGCACTGAAATCACTTTTTGAAAACAATGCAATTTCGGAAGAGATCAGAGCGGAAATCGAAGACGCTTGGACACAGAAGGTTGAAGAAAATAAACTTTCTGCTACTGCTGAACTTCGTTCAGAATTTGCTGAGAAGTATGAACACGACAAAGCAAATTTAACTGATGCTGTGGATAAAATGGTATCAGAAAGAATCGAAGCAGAAATGCAGGAACTAGCGGCTGACAAAAAAGCATTGGCTGAAGAAAGAGTTAAGTATGCAACACAAATAGGTGAGCATTCTAACAAACTTAAGGCATTTGTTTTTGAAAGGCTACAATCAGAAATTTCTGAACTACATTCAGACCAAAAAGTTATGGCGGAAAACTTCCAGAAACTTGAAGAGTTTGTTGTAGAGGCTCTATCCAAAGAGATCGCAGAGTTTCATCAAGATAAACAAGACGTTGCTGAGACAAAAGTACGTCTAATCAGAGAAGCGAAAGCACATTTTGAGAAAGTTAGAAATAACTTCATCACAAAAGGTGCGGCAAAAGTATCTGAAATCGTGAGCAAAACTTTACAAAAAGAAATTAGTTCATTGAAAGAAGATATCGACGCGGCTCGTAAAAATGACTTTGGTCGCAGACTGTTTGAATCTTACTCTCAAGAATACAATAAATCATTCTTGAACAGCAAGAGCGAAACAGCCAAACTTCTAAAAGTTGTAGATACAACAAACCAACAATTAGAAGATGCGAAGAAGACTGCTGATGAGAAAGTCAAGATCATCGAAACTAAAGTACAAGAAATCGAAGATTTAAAAAATACAGCAGAGAGAGAAAAAGTAATCAATGAGTTAGTAACTCCATTGAATGCTGAACAAAAAGATATAATGACTAACTTACTGGAGAGTGTACAGACGGGTGCTTTACGAAAGCAATTCGAAAAGTACATACCGGCTGTATTAAACGGTAGGTCTCCAGCGAAAAAACAGGCGTTAAATGAAGGCACAGAAGTAACAGGCGACAAAGAAACAAACATTGTAAACGGCAGTCAGTTCAACAGCAATATTGTTGACATTAGAAGACTGGCGGGTATATAAAAAGGAGAAAACGACAATGTCAGAACTAACAGAAACTCGCTGGCAGGATACAAAGAGTGCGTTATTAGAAGGCCTAACTGGTAATAAAAAAGCAGTTATGGAGTCGACTTTAGAAAATACTAAAAAGTATTTGGCTGAGGCGGCAACAGCAGGTGCTACATCTGCCGGTAACGTTGCAACTTTGAACAGAGTGATCCTACCGGTGATCAGAAGGGTTATGCCTACTGTGATCGCAAACGAAATCGTTGGTGTACAACCAATGACAGGTCCAGTTGGACAAATCCACACTCTAAGAGTACGTTACGCAGAAGCGAACGACAACGTGGCGGCTGGTGAAGAAGCACTTTCACCTTTCAAAATCGGTACTGCATATTCAGGTGCTGGTACAGATCCAGATGGTACTGCAGATGCAACAGCAACTAAAGAAGGTACTGGTGGTAGAGCAATGTCAATCCAAATCTTGAAACAAACAGTTGAAGCAAAAACTCGTAAGTTACAAGCAAGATGGACATTTGAGTCGGCACAAGATGCACAAGCACAACAAGGGATCGACGTTGAGGCTGAGATAATGGCGGCATTAGCACAAGAAATAACTGCTGAAATCGACCAAGAAATCTTAGGTTCATTAAGATCATTAGCGGCAACTGAAGAAACATTCAACCAAGCGGCAGTATCAGGTACGGCAACATTCGTAGGTGATGAACACGCGGCTTTGGCTGTTTTAATCAACAGAACTGCTAATAAAATTGCACAAAGAACAAGACGTGGTGCAGGTAACTGGGCTGTGGTATCACCACAGGCTTTAACTGTACTTCAATCTGCAACAACTTCAGCGTTCGCAAGAACAACTGAAGGTTCTTTTGAAGCGCCAACTAACCAAAAATTTGTTGGTACTTTGAACAGTGCGATGAAAATCTACGTTGACACATACCAAGCAGACAACGGTGCTGTATTAGTAGGTTACAAAGGCTCATCTGAAGCAGATGCGGCGGCGTTCTACTGTCCATACATTCCGTTAATGTCAAGCGGTGTTGTTCTTGACCCATCGACTTTCGAACCAGTTGTATCTTTTATGACAAGATACGGCTATGTAGAATTGTCGAACACAGCGTCTTCACTAGGTAATGCTGGTGAC